GTGATGTCGTTTCGGGTGTAGGTCAGGCCGGTAAGCCGGGATACCTTGCCGAGGGAGTTCTCTATCCGCTGTTGGTTGTCTTTGATCCTGCTGTCAGAAAAGGGAAGCCAAGCCACAGGAGCAGTTGCGTTGCCGTCATTCCTGAATTGGTATTCAGCAACAGAAGGATTAGTTCCAATGACAAACCTTGCGCCAGCGTAGTTTGCTCCGTCATTGAAGAACTGCAAAATGCTTTGAAAGCCACCGGGCGTAGAAATCAGGAAGTTGCTATAATATGGGGGGCCGCCGGCTTGTTGGCCATTCAGGACAAAATTGCCGCTGGTTGTGATGGCCCCTGTCGCCGTGACGGCACCACTCGCCGTGATGGCAGCAGCGGTCGTGGCCCCCGTCACCGTTAAAGAACCAGCAGTGGCGGCATTCGTGACCGTCAGGGCATTCGCTGTCAGCGTGGTGCCGTTAAAGGTCAGGTTGGCAGAACCAGCGAAGGAGTCGCTGCTGTTGTACTGCACCTGGGTGGTGACGCCGCCTGGAGAAGGAGGGGTGGAGATGCTCAACCGCATGCCGGTGGCGCTGCCATCGCAGGAGACGATGGTGCGATAGCCCCTGGGGATGCGTACAGCGGACCCGCCGGCAGCAGACACCATATACACCGAGAAGGTGCTGGTGCCGTTGTTCACCGTCCACTGGCCGCCCTTACCCGAAGGGATGGAGTAGGTAACGTCAGCAGATGGCGTGCCGCTCACATCGATAAAAGGCGGCCTGTACTGCGCTTCAGTCAGCGTGATGGTGCCGCTGGTGCCAGTGGCGTTGATCGATGTCACACCGCCAAAGGCAGTGTCTATGACCGTGAAGTCACTGTTGAGGGGAGTATCCCAATTGCTGCTGCCGTTGGCGGGAAGCTCAAGGCCCTTGTTTGTGGTATATGGCATTCATCTCTCCGTTAAATCGCTTGATCAGCCAGCGACAGGGCCTTCGCCACCGTCTCATCCGGCATATCCAGAATAGGCTTCGTGTTGCCGTTGTGGGCCTTCTTGGCCCGATCAGCAGCATTAATCAACGCCTGCGCCTTCGCCCTGTGGTGGCTTGTTATGCGGCCACCTGATGCGCGGGTGGGCCTGGGGGCGGTGAAAACAGTTTCTGGGATGCGGGGCAGGTCTTCGCGTTCGTGCATGCCAAATGCGTTGTTGAGGTTCCGCACTCCCTGGCTCAGGGTTTGCAACATAGAAGCAGTCTGCGGGTTTCGATTGGCGGCCTCAACGACGCGAGAAATTGCGGCAGGATCGTTGGAGTTCAAGAGATCCAACAACTGCTGCGCGCGGCGGTCACGCAAGACATTGGCAAAATGTTGAAAGCCGGCAGCCGTAAACCCTAAAGCGACAGGGGTTATCCCTGCTCCTTGAACAAGAGGAAGCAAGAAATTACTGGCAACACCGACGCTAATACCACTTTGAAATGGCGATGCATTTCTTGGGGCGCGCTCTACCAAATTCTGCAATGAAGTTGCGGCCCTGTGCGCCTGGACAGAGTTTCTAACCCCAGTAAATTGATCGTTACCAAGAACGTCACGAAGTCTGTCATTAAAAACAGAATTGTTTCTATCAAACATGCGGGCAACTAGTTCAGGATTTTCTTTAATTGTGTTAGCAATTGAAGTCCTGAACGCCTGCTTTTCAATGTCAGAATAAGCATTAAAAGCATTGACGCGCGCATTTACATCTGTTGGATCAATCGTCCTCAAGGGGCTGATGTTTGCAAGAAAATCAGAACCTGCATCAAAGGCATTCATCTGGCCAAAATAACGACGACCTTGATTCAATACGTGTCCATAACCATCAGTTCTTGCAACGCCGTTGGCATCAGTAGTGTTAGCAACAAGGCGCTCTAATTCAGCCACAAGGCGCTGATTTGTTTGGCCTATAGAGCGAGCATCAGTTGTGTCGCCAGCCATGCGAAATTTACGTTCGTCATCTTGCATAATACGCTTCATGTAATCCCAAAATTGAAGCGGAGGTGGCTGCGCCCCAGGACGTAGTGTGACTACATTAGATTCAGTTTTTATGAATGGATTCTGAAAACGTATTCCATGTTCCATAGAATACAATTCAGCCGCGCGTCTGGCTGCACTTTCAGCATGAGAATTTTGAATTTGACGCTGCAAATCAGCAGACCAAACATTCTGTGCGTCAGGCCTAGAAAAGACCGGATCATACAAAGCGTTTAAGTTTGCTTCGTCTGCTGCTGCTTGCCGGGCCGCCGCAACATCAGAGCTTCCGCCCACAGCATCATCAATCCCTTGGCGATATGCAGTGGTTGAAGTGGCCGCGCGATCAGCCATTCTTTCTTGTAATTGATATGCGGCGGGTGTGTCAGGCCTGCGCCCTAAAGCATCTTCAGCAAGACGCCTGACATTTCTAAGATCTGCCAGTGAAACATCATGCCCAGCATCACGCAGAGCCTGCAATTGATCAAGCGTCAAACCTCGATTGGTTGTTCCTGAAGCACTAGCAGCTTGAGCAACCACATTTTCTGGGCGTCTACCCTGAATGACGCGCGATGCAGAACCAGCAGCCACTGGCCCCAGCACGGCCCCAGCAAGGCGAGCAACCCCTTCCTGGGGCTGGTCACGATAAAACTCACCTAGAGATCCGCTAGCAACCCCAGCGGCCAAATTAGGCGCAGCAACGCTCCCTGCCGCACGAAGTGCATTGGTTTGCCGAGCCAAATTGATAACACGCATTGGAGCAGCAATTTCACCAACTGGCGCACCGCCAATAAATTCACCTACAGTCTGTCCAATCCGGCCCAGGCCAGTACGAGGCTCATAGGCCATCCCTGGAACATAAGGTTCGGCAGACTTGATCACATGTTCGGTGGTTGGAAAATGAACGCCGGCAATACGATAGTGCGTGCCTGCCTGCTCTTCTGGAGATTGAGAGGCGCGCAACCGCTCCATTGCAGCGTTGTACGTTTGGGTAGCTTCATTCTCTGAAGTCCCCAAGGCGCGGCTTCCATAATAGCGCGCATTAGGCCCGACCAAATCAGACAATTGGCTTAATGTGCCCGGCAAGCCGGCCATTCCTACAAAACCGCGCCCAATCCCAGAAAAAGTACCACGAGCGACATCTTCAACGGCACCGACTGGTTCGGGGTTTCGTTGAACTTGTTCTAGCTGCCTAATTTGGTTCCTGGTTGTAGGGGCAGTACCAATAGGCGCGCCCCATCCATCTTGCGCTCCACGGGGAGGTGGAGGCGCTTCATTTACATCTGGGCGAGCAGATGGCTGTCGGCCAAACTCATTTGCGCCAATGACAGGGCCCCATTCGCTCATTGTGTAACCCTTTCAATCTGGCGACCTCGATCATCGTATATTACGCCATTCATCAAGAATTGCCTGCTTCCATTTACAGTTCTCATTTGGAAGGGGGCCAGTGGATTGTAGTCGCTACCGCGAAGGTTATCAGGCAAGGCGGCATCAGATGTTCCAAATTGACGGCGAAGTGCTGGCGTCATTCCAGCAAACCCCGGCATGGTAGATTTAACGCGCTCAATAGCGTTGTCTAAAGGATGCTCTTGATCAAATTGCTGCCTATATCGCTGAAGCGACATGCCTATTGGGCACTAGCGAAGAAAACCACTCAGATTCATGTGCTTGGCGAGCCAAAGTTCTGGCGATGATTTCATATCGCGCTTCAGGACCAAGGCTCGGGTCAGCCATAGTCTGCATCATTTCAACTAGCGCCATATTTGTGCGCCCCCCAGCACCTTGCTGGGCTTGCTCTTGCAGCCTTCTAAATCCTTGATCAAGGGCTGCTTTGCGCGCCGTTTCGTTTGTTGCTTGAATGGCAGCAAGAAAATCAGGCACAACAGCAGAACCGCCAGGAATTGACCTAGCAATACTAGTGACCATTGAAATTAGATTACTAGCGCCACCAACATTTGTGGTTGTCATTAGCCGCGCAGCATTATTTATGCTACTGACAATTTCAGGGCTTGTGTTTACATGCGCGGCATAGGCTTCGTTTTCTCGATCTAAAAGCCCTTTCTGGCGTTCTTCTTCTTCCCTGCGAAGGACAAAACCATTGTACAGGTTGCCGTTTATGTCGCGTGGGCGCTGAAAGCCGCCTTCAATTTTTCTAGCGTCATTTAAAAGTCTGACTGCTTCCTCCCGCTGCCCTTCAGTATTCATAGCAATTGCGGAGCGTTGGCGCAGTATCACAGGATCGTCGTCTGGATGAAATTGCGGAGGGTTATCCCATGGCATGCTTGGACGGGCGTTTGCAGGCCTAGTTGCAGGAGTACCCCCCGCAGCAGGCGTTCCAGCAACAGGAGGAGTGGCCCCAGAAGGCGCTGCGGGTGCTTCAGCAGGAGGAGGAGTTACAGGTGTCCCAGCAGCAGGGGGAGGCGCAGAAGGTGCGCCAGAAACACCAGGAGCAGCCGTATCAGCCTTCTCGGGTGCCGCAGGAGTAATCCCACCCGCAGGCGGTGCTGCACCAGTCTCACCAGCCGGCGCGCGAGCAGGAACCCCAGTCGATCCAGATCCGCCAGCCATTCGAACAGCGATTTGCATCCGCCGTTGGTTTGAGACAAATTCGTCCTGGGGCCCAGTGCTGTATGGATTGCGGTACAACCCGGTGGGAAGCGGGCTACCAAATTCTCGCAAAATCCGCTGAACCATTGTTTCACGAAGCTGCTGCTCGGCAACCTGCTCACGCTGCTGAGACACCAACGTATTGGCGCGAGAGACACCAAGCTGCTCACGCTGGCGCTGCTGCTCTTCACCACGCTGCTGCATGGCCGCATATTGCTGTGCGCCACCACCAACGCCCTGGAGCAAGGCAGCACCAAGGTAACGGCTGGGCGAGGAAGCCATGGCACCAACGCCACTCAGGAGCGGCACAAGCCAATCCTGGTTGCGTTGCATCCAGTTGGGGGCTTCGCGCGGTTCTGGGTTCAGGGCCCGCATGACTGCGGCGCGGTAGTCAGTGGGTGCAGCCTGATCGCTGCCGCTTCCGCCGCTTGCGTCAGAGCTTCCGCTGCCGTCATTCAAATCCTGCTTAGACACAGCGCCCAGGCCGGTGTTGTCGAAAGGAACAGGAACCCTCAAGCCTGCCCTGCCTTCAGGCGCAGAATTATTGGCGTCATAAGCCGATTGGAATCGGCGCAGATACTCAGGCACAGACACATTGTTTGCATCACGTGATTCGCCCGCTTGATTTACGGGGCGGCCACTAAACCAAACCGAAGCAACATCTTGTGGATTACCATAACGGTTTAGGTTCTGCTGGATCTGGTGCCGAACCACGGCATCTTGAGCCTTAGAGCTACCCAGGAACTCATCTGGCGACATGCGCTGGCCAAATGCGGCCTCAGTCCAGGGGCCGACATTTTCGCCCATAACCTGATAGCGGCCATAGGCGCGGTCAGTTTCGCGGCCTGGGCGAACCACGTCCCTTCCAACCGCATTATAACGACCACTGGACTCAACCGAACTCAAAGCATTCCTGATACGTTCAACTTCGGGGTTTAGATCGCCAGCGCCAGCAAGCCCATCCTGTTTTGCATCAATAACTTCACCATCAAGCGCATACCCATGGCGAGGCACTGCGCCACCATCACGCAAGGCAAGCAACGGCAACAGAGATTCAATCCCAGAACCAACGCTTGAAGCGGCAGAGCCAAGAGTTTCCGCGCCCTTAATGGCACCACCAATCTGGCCTATAGTGCCCAGAAGGCCAGGGCCAGAGCCAGAACCAGACTGGCCAGCGCCAGCAGGTTTCGGCGTAAAGCTATCCATCGCCTTCTTGTTCTTCTCGGCATCATTGTCGTCCAGAACTGCTTCGGGGATGTAGCCGCCAGCTTCAGAGAAGGGCAGGCCGCCCATGGCATAATGGCCACGAGCAAGGCCGCCTGCGGCCATTGTCTCAATGCCAGAAAGACTGCCAGAGATATCTTCAACCGGCTCTCTGGCGATCTCTGCTTGAGTAAGAGGGGCATCCGCAGCCTTCTCGGCCTGAGATTGCCCCGTAAGCCGATTGATCAGCCCTGCTGGGCCGCTTTTTGCAAGGCTAAATTCACCACCACGGCCAACCAAGCCCGCGCTACCCTGAGGGTTGCTTGCAGTAGGTGCCGATCCAAGCAACGCATTGCTGCCGCTGGTGTAAGCGCTGCCGGCCCTCTCAACCGCATTCAGCCCCTGCATGGCTTGGCCACCAACGCCCGGCTGTTCCGTAGCCCGTACAAACGCAGAAGGATCAACACGCATCAGGCCGCGCGTGGGTGTCTGCATCTGCGAAGTGCCGTAAGCTCCAGCCCGACCACCAGACTGGCCATACAGCCCCACCTTGCCGTAGGGGTACATACCTTGGTGGGCGTTCAGGATCTCAGACATCATCGAATTGATGTCAGGAGCCCCACCGTCAGCAAAACCCATCCCTGCCATCTCTGGCATGACAGCGCCGCCCTCAGACGAATACCCACCAGCCAAACCACCGCCGGCAAAGTGCCCACGCTCGGCAGCATCGTCAGTGGCCTTGTCGTAATCAACGGTGCGATAACCACCAGCCAAGCCAACGGCCTCAGGATGGTGCTTCTCGACATCCTGTGCGATCAGACCAATCCGCGTGCCGGGCTCGCCCTTGTACTTGTACCGCACGATGTCCTGGCCATCGAACGTCTTACCGATCTTCTCGATGTCATCCTTCAGGCGACGGTCAGAGAAGAACGACTGCGGTGAGGTAGTGGTCCCCTGCTGGCTGGAACCAGACAGCGCGCCAGTGCCCATGGCGATGTTCGCCAGGAACTGCGCGACCTGGAACGGATAGCCCTGCTGTTGCAGAAACTGGTTGTACAGCGCCGTGTTCTGAGCCTGCTGCGTCTGCTGCTGGACAGTGCCAGCGCCAAGCTGCGCCTGAGCCCCCTGGAGAGCCGCCTGCTGGGCCTGCGTGCCCAGGCCTGCCACACCCTGCCCGTAGCCCTGCCCCATGCTGTACAGGTTCTGGCCGGCCCCAGCGAGGGCGGCACGGTTAGCCTGAGAGGCTGCAAGCTGCTGCGCCTGCTGCTGCTGGGCCGTTGTAAGGGCCTGCCCGTAGCCCTGGTTCATCAAGCCAGCCACAGTCTGGCCGGTGGCCAGTTCCTGCTGCCGCGCGAGGTTGGCCTGGGCAATACGCCCTCGATCTCCACCAAAGGCCCCAGACTTAATCTGGTCGCCCAGGATCTGCGACTGCTCCTGCCCCTGCTGCTGGCGCAGGTTGGCCATGGTGGTGTCCACCACGCTGCCCAGGTAGGGCGACATGTACTGGTTGATATTCTGGCCGGTCAGGGCTTCGGGATTGACCGGCATGGCAGAGCCCAAAGCAAGGCCAGAGCCGGCCTGATAGCCGGTATTCATGGCCTGCCCGGCAGCATTGTAATAGGGCGTAGCCATGCCCTGGGCCTGATTGATGTTTGAAATGCCAGCCTGCTGAGTGCCAGTCAGGGGCGCAACAAACTCGCCGGTATATGGCGTAAACGGCTGCTCCGCTGTCCTTTCGGCGCGAGCATTTACAGCATTGTATCGCGCCAGGACTTCGGGCGGGATCGACACACTGGATTGCTGTGTAGTTGTCCCGGTCTTACCACCCATATCTACATGTCCCTATGCCGTATTGGTTTCGTCGGCGGGCTTCCAGTCACCCGTCCTGGCATTATACAGAAAAAACGCGCCAGAAGGATTGCCAAACTGCCGTTCGTAAAGTCGCACTTTTGCGTCTGTTCGTGTATTTGACAAGACGCCAATCATTAGCGGCAAATTCAGCTTATCCGCAACACTTTTTGCAAACTCGCACAGCCTCGCCGCCCTTCCACCCTTTGCACTTCTGTACTTCGGATGGACAAAAATCGCCCGCTCTTCAATGATTTCTTGGTCAGAATACCACATGACAGCAGTGCGAAGCAAAATGGCGGCCTCAACCGTACCATCTTCACCGTCAATCAGGCCCATGATCCCCTTATCAAGATTCAGCGCCGGCCAAATTTCTTGCAGAAGGCGTTCAGCCTTCGGCCTAACAAACCCGTTTTCATCCACAGCCATCAGGGCAAGGTCCATGATATCGTGAACGTCAGCAGGAGTACCTATCCGCACAGTTACCCCAGTCATTTCTCTCTCCTCAGTTGGTCTTAGGTCCAGGTAGACCTTTCAAGGTTTTAATGGTCTTAGCCCGATACATTTTGACAAATTCATCCAGTATCCGGTGCCCATCTTCCATGGACCCGCCACCGATATTCTCTACTTCCGCAGGGGTCAATATGAACTCCCCGCCGGCGACAACAACAGGGACAGGCATTTCATCGCCGGCTGGGGCTGAACCACTTTCATTGGCAAAAATCATCTTTGCCACCCTAAACCCAGCCGCCGTGTTGCCCTCGCCCATGGCCGAAATGATGTCAGCCGGGATGACGTAAGAACCAGACGCCACATGCACGGGAAGGTGGTCAGTGCGGCCAGCAACGGGGCTATCAATGGCACCAGAGTGGATCTTGCCGTCAGCCATCGTCTGCTTCTCATCAGCCGGCGGCATCATGCGCGGCATCATCTGAGGGCCCTTCGGCATCATCTGCTGGCCACCAGCCGCTGATTTCCTGGCCGTCTCCAGAGCCGCCGCAATGGCCTGCTGCTGGGGGTGGCCAGCCTTCACCATCTCGCCAATATTGCTTGAGATGGTCTGCTGCGACTTACCAGGAACCAGGGGCATTTTAGCCTCCAACCGAATAGGTGACGTTGAGAGACTGGCCCGTGCCAGCCACGATCACCAAGCCATTGGTGAAAAGCTGATTGACCGGGTGAACGCCAATCGTATTAGGCACCGTCACAAGGGCATTGGAGGCCGCTACAGCGCCCGTAGAGGCTGAGTTGTACACGGTGCCTGGGGCACTGCCCGCCACGGTCACAGAGACGTTCACGAGCCTCCCAGAGCCTGTGATGACCTGCGTGGCCGTTGTAGTGGTCGCCGTGGCAGAGGTGGTAGAGCCATACAGCCGAACTAGCGTCAGGTTGAGAGTATTAACCCCAATGACGCCATTCTTCTGGATTGTGGCAATGTCATCAAGACTGGCCATCAGAACTTCCCATCTGGCTGATACCGATACCGCATCGCGCCCATACGCCAGAACGAATTGAAGTCGTTGCTCTCCACCTTAATGGATACCAGCCGCCCCCTGAAACGAGGCACAATGTACTTCGTGGCCTGCGTGACCGTATAAGGTCCGTATGTTGCCGGCGTGTCGCCAGGGTAGTTCGTGACGTAGAACGTCAACTGAAGGTTGGCGTTGGTTGACCCGTTGAACGTGCCCCACTTTGCGTCAGGCCAAAACTGATCGATGTACGTCATCATGTCGCCCTCAGACAGGGCAAAGTACCCCGTCTGGAAGCTGCTGTTCATGGCCTGATCGCCGGCATTATAAGAAGTTTCATGCTGGTAAATAATGCCGCCAGCAGTGGTGCCGATCGGCGGCCCCAGGACAGACTGGTTAATCCAGGCCGTGCGAGACAGGCTACCGAAGTCCCACTGGTTTAACCCAATGTTGTATTTCACGTAGGCGTTGACCTCACCGCCATTGCTCATGGTCGGGTAGTACCACGTCACCTCATTGAACTGAGAGTTGGGCGCAACCCGGATCTTTTGCAGGTTGTTTTGATCCAGATCCTGGAAGATCACGTCCCAGATCGGGCACAAGACGGGCTGCACGCCATTGCCGGCCAGCATGTAGAACTGGGACGGCCCCATCCAGAACACAGCACCACCTATGGAGGTGGCCGCCTTGGACGCTATCAGGCCGCAGCCGGTGCCAAGCTCATTGAACTGGTAGACGTATGGCTGGCCCACATACTGCATCGACCATACGGCAAGGTCAGTCCAGATAAGCCCCTGCTGCGGCCCCTGGATAGCACCAACAATCTTTGAGCCCTTGGGCAGCCGGTAAGAACCTGCCTGATTGATAACCTGGGCGGCCCACACCTCATAATTCTCAACGTCGCACCAGCGGATCAGCAGAGGATCCTGAACGCCATTGAACGTCGAGCCCCAGGCGATAATCTGCCTCTGAGGCATAGCGACGAAGATGCCACCATTGCTTGAAGGGGCCTGGGCAATAGGCGTTGCAATCGGCTGGTTCAGCGCTGGCGACCACGTGTAAATGGCACCGCCGCTGGGTGAGGGGTCAGTGGAAGGAGACACATTGGTGGGGCACGCCACCAGGATCTCGCCCCAGTGATCCAGGGACCAGTCAGATGTCGTTATAGGCGTGCCAACGCCGGCAATCGGCGTGACGCCAGTGCCGTAGCCACCGGCACCATACCCACCCACGCCGTAGCCTGTGCCTGTCGCCAGTGGCCCGTAGCCATAATAGTACAGGTACTGAGCGTTGCCGCTGTTGATGCTGGCCGTGGCTGAAGACGTGGCGTTGTTTTGAGCATAAAACGTGAACGTATTGGTCGTGACGCTCGTGACAACGTAATTGCCAGAGAGGGTAATGCCGCCAACTGTCGTGTTGACAAGCACAGGATATGTATCACCAACCACATAACCGTGGTTGTTCAACGTCACAGTGATAATGTTACTGCCGCTTGTTGTTGCAAACGACGCAACAGCACCGCCTGTCACGGTCGATGTTGCTAATATAGGATTTCCAAATACGTCAGTGGCGTAAATGTTGTAAGTGTTTGCTGCGCCTAAGGAGACACAATCATAAAACCCAAACAGAATTAGGCCACCAACACTAATATGCGTTTTGATAAACACCGAGTCAAAAGACGTGATGTTGCTTCCGGTGTCTGTGATGGTAACAAGATTAGAACCAGAAGTTGTGCTTACAGACACAGCCACATTATGCGTAGCGCACTGCGGCGTGATAGTGCTTACAACTCCATTTGTCTGAACATAAAGAGGCGCACCAATCGACGCATTGCCAGTTGTCTGGCACCCGATAGCCAGCCGCTTCACATTGTTGATGTCTTCCCAGGCCAGCAAAGCCCTTGGCGTGCCTGTGACAGAACCATACTGGGTCCACCCGCCCAGCTTCTGCGGCAGGCCAATACCCTGCCGGTCAGGCACAAACCGGATCAGATTGCTGTAAGACAACGCCGCCTCATTCAGCGCCATCGTCCTATTTTCATCGACGCCAGGGATTAGTTTGAGAGTTGAGTGCGGCATGGATTACCCCCTGGTCGGCGTGGCGACCACGGCAGGAGACATAGAAGTCCACCCGCCAGCCTCAAACTTCTTTCGGTACTCCTCAACCGTCGCGCTCTTCAGCAGCGTCTGGTACTGCGTCTCATACGTCACCGGCATCTGAGGATCATTTGCCATGGCGGAACTGAAATTGCGCTGGAAGGCTGCGATGTAGATCATCGATGCCATGATCATCAAATCAGGCAGGTAGGTCGATATGAAGGTGGTGGTGTTGCTTGCAGACAGAGAGGCAGGCCTCACCGTGCCCACGATCTCAAGCGTGTAAGCCCCATCAGACCACGGCGCGAACAGCAGCGTGTTCTGGGTCTGCATGGCAAAGAAGTTCGGAACGCTCTTGTTGGTCGAACTGCCATAGACCCGGTTAACCCACTCCTTCGTCACCGGCAGCAGGGCCACTCGCGTCCCGTTATCCGGCGTAGTCGTGCCGGCAGGGGTGATCACGTTCACCTCCTGGATGGTGATGAAGGCGTCTATGGCAAAGCTCAAAGACCGGGTGCCGTTCGCCAGCGCGTAGCTACTATTGGTAGATACCGTGGTCAGCAGATCCAGATCACGATAAATGCGGTTCTCCGCATACGTGATCATCGACGGCAAAATAGCCACGAAATTGGGGTCAGTAGCCGGCACCACTGCCATGGTGGCAATCTGGTCCACATATGTCGCATATGTCAGTCCAGTGGTCATCTACTCAGCCCCTTAGCGCCTTGATGCAATCGCCTGTGCAATAGACGGCGCAATCTTCTCTGCACTGCGGCCAATCACATAACCGCCAAGCCCAAGCTGGACTATATCCCACAGTTTCAATACTTCTGCATCAGAAATTCCAGGGGCTGACCAACCAAGCCAGCGGGCCACAATCAGGCCCCCGAAAGTCAACATCAAAATAGGCCGCCAGCTTGCCGCCAGGAAATGCTCAGACTGAGCCTCGGCCTTAACGATATCCCCCGCCGCCTGATCCATGGCCGACTGATTGGCCAGCAGGGCCATGGTAAGCTCCTGCTGGACCTTGGCCGCCTGCTCAGGGTCAGGGAAGAACCTCCTCAGCGTGTCGCCCAGGATCGGCAATAGTGCTGGTATTAGCGCTGCGAACATCACTATTCTCCATAAATGTAAGATTAGCCTTCAGGCGCTCATCATTGGGCGCATGATCCAATGCCAGTTTGGCCTGCTCCCTGGCAACATCTTTCAGCCCCAGGTTCCACGCCGCCACAGCCGCCAGATCATGCGCCCAGTAGCCCCACACCGCAGGGTCACAGGTATAGACCAGGGTGCGGTCCTTAATGGTCAGGGCGCGATGTGAGTAGGCGTAGCACTCATGCCACCGGCCCTGCCGGTACATCAGCATGGCCAGATTGCACCAAGGCTCTCGGGTGTTCGGAGCCTCGCCGGCAGCCTGGAGAAACCACTTTTCTGCCGAAGTTTGATCGTGCAGTTCATCATACGTCTGGCCCAGCAGGCGCATGGCGTAGCAGCGCTCGTTCTGGTTGCTGGCACCGTTCATACCCAGATAGTGGGTGAGGGCCTCACGCGCCTCTGTCCATCGCCTGTAGAAGGTCAATTCGCGGGCGTAGTAGAAGTAGTGGGAGGGGTCGCTAGCATCCTCCTTCACCGCCGCCTCAAGCATTTCCATGTACTGGCCACGGCTCTTGGTTGGGTCAGGGTGGTGAGACACCAGCATCATGTCGGTGCGAGCATGCACCTCCTGCATCCGGGGGTCGATGCGGATATCCTCATGGCACGGGTGGTGCCAGTGGTAGCCGGCGCGGCTGTGGATCTTGTGGTATGGAAACTTGATGCCGCAGCCCCAGTCGAACAGATACCACAGGTTAGTGGTGTCAGGCTGCCACACCCGCTCAATCTCCTCGCGCCAGCCGGGTTCAAGAACCTCATCAAGATCGAGGCTGATGCACACGTCGATATCAGCCGGGATCAGCGCCAGGGCAGCATTGCGTGCCAGATCAAAGCGCCAGGGCTTGATGTGGATGCTATGCACGATAGCGCCATGCTTGGCCGCAAGCTCTGCCGTCTCATCCGTACTGCCGGTGTCGGCAATAAGGATCAGGTCAGCATCCTTGGCGGAATTGCAGAACCTCTCAACAAACTGGGCTTCATTCTTGCTGATGGCATAGACGGCGATCTTCAAAGGGGGCCTCTCAATCAAACCCCATTCTAATGCGTACTGGGGTCGGTTTTTGACAATCCATGGTCGCGCCTCATTAACATGGCGCTGCGTATCGTGACCTATGGTAGCCGACCCAACGTGAAAGACAAATGCGCGGGAGATAAAATGTTGATACCCCAAGGCGCGAAGATCCGCGCACTGCACATCATCTGAGTACCAGTTGATTGGCGGGAATGGCGCGGCCTCAAAGGCCTCCTTGCTGATCCAGGCCAGGATGGGGGAGATTGCTGGGGCCTCGATCGGGTGGGCTCTAAGCGTATCTTTTTGAACGTCCCGCACATTGTCAGACTGCGCCGCAACCAGTCCCAGGCGAGGCACGTTCCGCTTCAGTGCCCTCACGTCATCCATCAGTCTTTTGATGGAGTATTCAGTTAGGAGAATGTCGTCATTGGCAATCAGGATCTCATCGTGGCACTCAAACGCCTCGCGCATTGCGAGGTTGTAGTCATCACCGAAATTGCCTTGAGTGCCGTTGAAGACCCAGACTTCAACATCGTTTGGAGCATATTCATCCACCGTCTCCATCAGCCTGGAGAGGTGAGGGCCGCCCATCGTGCATACGACAAGCGGGATCACTTATCGGCTTTCTTATCCAGCTTCTCAAAGATCGCCTTGAGCATGTCCTTCATCTCAGTGATGTCCTGGCGATAATCCGCCTTGCTGACATACGAGGTGTGGATTTCACGCTCCAGCTTGCTGATGCTATCTTTCAGCGCGCCAATGGCGTCCCAGACTGTCTTGAGCAGCCAGCCGAAGCCGGCAACGCCTATCGACATCATGGCGTTGAAGATGTCTTGCTGGCTCATGGTTGGCTTCCCCTAATAGTGGCCGTTGATGTATTTCTATCAATGTTCAACACACCAAAGCAAACGATGTTATAATCTTCACCGTTAGCTTCTTTCTCGCTTTTGACCGGCACATAAATGTCTAGATGCTTAAAAAGGTACTCACGCTCACCTTCAAACACCCGCCAGACATGATCAACCGTTCCCCGCCCAGGCTCACCGCGCGACTTGTTGAACCGGATGCGGTACTTGTTCATATTACTTCTGCCGGTGGCAATGGCTTACAGTGGTTTATAGGCGAGTTCTGCTGAACCGTCAGATTGAAATGCACAAACTTGATGGGCTTTTCGCTCGCGTGCCGCGTAAAGGAATGGGCAAGCCAAGCGTTAGAGAAAATTATCAGTCCTGGCTTAGGTTCAAAATTAATCATGCTGCTGGCCACGGTTGCCTGAGACACGTCCCCTTGCGGCAAATCAATCATGGTCTTAGCGATACGCGGGTCATGGAATACCACGCGAGAGGAACCTTCAGGAACCTCTAGGAAGTAGAAGCCTACAATCTGCGCTCCATAACCATGCGTGTGCTGCTCCATAGCCGAATGCTTATGGTGTTCCTGCGTCCACATCTCAGTGAACATCACGTTCTTGTCGGCCATGGCATAGCCCTGGTCAGCCAAGATGTTCCAAGCAGACATGCCAATAAACGTAGAAAATTCAGCAACCCGAGGATCATCGTAATAGCTCACGCTCATAACGGCGGGATAGATTTCATCGACGAGATTCTCTTGCTTTGCCAACAATTCTTCCGATACAGCACTGACAGCCGCTAGAAAATCAGGGCGTTCAATCGTGTAAACGGGGCTGCCAAAATGGTACGCCGCCTGCAATTGAGGCTCAACGGACAGGGCTAGCGTAAGATCATCACACATTCGGCACCTCTTCCCACTGCCAACCCAGGAAATCAAATTGATATCGCTTGCCATCATCTGGCCGAGGCGGCGCTTGTCTCCAGTTGTTATCAGCACCACACCAAAAAACAATCACACCGTCTACCGGATCAGGGCGAGGAATGGGAGGGGCATAAGAGCAGGTTGTTTCGTTAAACGTCCACGCAGCCCAGTTTTCTGCTTGCCGCCGCGCGCTCCAAGCGTCTTTTGCAATCTGTTGCTTGGCTGCAATTTCAGCTTCGGTCATTGGCCGCACTGACCACACATCAGTCCAAACGCCATCAACTTTTTGGTAGGTTGGCTCTTCAGATTCTAGGGTTTCGTATAGGCCAGGATGGGGGATAGTGGCGCGGATGAAAGATTCCCAGTTATCAGGAACCATGCCAAACGCTTGGATAAGATTATCCTCAAGGGCTGGATGGTTGACGGGCTTTCCGCCTTCAATTTGAATGAACAACTTCATAGGTTGCCTGTGTTGGTTGAGGGGAATGAACGGGTTGTGCCGGGCCAGATTATACGGACTGCGCCACCAGCGCCAGAATTGGCGGAAGAAATACCATTTCTGGCTCCTCCAGACCCGCCGCCATAAAGACCGCCCTGTCCTGAGCCTGTAACGCCGCTATTACCAGCGCCGCCCGCACAACCACCAGAACCGCCGCCGCCTCCAGCTTTATTTGTCGCGCCCCCGGAACCAGACGATCCTGCGCCAAGAATGCCCACGCCCCCGCCACCACCGCCAGAGCCAAAAGCACCGGAGCCTGCACCGCCACCACCACCGCCGCCTGAGGCGCTTAATCCAGCATTAAACCCACTACTGGTGCCATAGCCCCCGGCTCCTCCAGCCCCAGTATATCCTCCCGCACCACCGCCACCGCCACCGCCAAGGTTACAGCAACTGCCACCGCCCGCGCCTCCAGCAAAGCCAGTTCCCGCACTTACAATTCCGCCAGTGCCGGATGAATAAGCGAAAGTTTTTCCGCCCCCTGCGGATACTACAGTCACTCCCGTTGAAAATGTACTACTCCCACCACTGCTGCCATTATTACCGGAAGCACCACCAAGCCCAACAATAACGGTATAAGAATTTCCAGACACTACGGTCACACTGTTGGCGTATGCCAAAGCGCCGCCACCACCTCCGCCACCGCCAGTTAAAGGGTAGGTGCAGCAACGATAGCCGCCACCACCCCCGCCGCCAACAGCCAGAACCGAAACTGAAGTTACCCCAGCAGGCGCAACCCAAGAATAAGTGCCTGGAGTTGTATATGCCTGCTGGCCAGTAACTGTCATTATTCTACCAAATCCAAATGCTCTAGCAGAAACAGCGCCTATAGTGATGATTGTTGGCATCCTATTACCTCACGCAAACTTTGTTTGGCTGGCAAACACGGTAAACGCTGCGGAACCAGTTTTCACAATGGTGTAGGTGTAAATATCAATGCTAGAAGCATTGCCTGAGGTCCAGGCAGAGCCACCCTGATACTTAGGCGTTACCGCCGAACCATCAACCTGAACGGCGCTGTTGTAATACGCTGTTGCCCCTTGGGTCACAAGGAATGCAACAGTGATACTTTGCCCTGTAGCCATAGCCGTGTTTAGCGATGTGCCGGAAGAAGCCCTAAAATTCATCGTCCAGTTGGCGGAAGCGTTGGTTGTGTAATACAGAATGCTTTGCGTGGTGACATCATACGCAATCGTACCAGTAGCGGCGGTGGCGCTGATCGTGGTGACTTCAGCCGCATTTGTAAGCACAGATGCCAGCGCGGCAGTCGTCCCTGCCAGCGTCAGCGTTGTACCATTTGTGGTAATACCGCTGGTTTCGCCCACCACCGCCGCGTTGTCATACAGCAAACGCGTTGAGGTGCCGCTGGTAATGGTCGTGGTGCCAACCGTGATGGTGTTAGGCCCGCTTGCACCAGTAGCGCCTGTAGGCCCAGTAGGACCAGTAGGACCAGCAACGGTAGAAGCTGCACCAGTCGCGCCAGTAGGCCCTGTGGGGCCAGTGGGACCAGCCACAGTTGAAGCAGCGCCAGTGCTGCCGGTAGGCCCTGTGGGGCCAGTGGGACCAGTCAAACCAGTGCTGCCGGTAGGCCCTGTGGGGCCAGTGGGGCCAGTATTACCCGTGCCGCCCGTTGAACCCGTGGGGCCAGTCGGCCCCGTAGGCCCAGTCGCACCAACAGCGCCAGTGCTGCCAGTAGGCCCTGTAGGCCCCGTAGGGCCAGCCACAGTAGATGCAGCACCAGTTGAACCCGTTGGCCCTGTGGGGCCAGTAGGCCCAGCCACAGTAGATGCAGCACCAGTTGAACCCGTTGGCCCTGTAGGGCCAGTAGGCCCAGCCACAGTCGATGCAGCACCAGTGGAACCTGTGGGCCCTGTAGGGCCAGTACCAGTAGGTCCAGTTGGGCCAACAGCAGTTGATGCAGCGCCCGTGGGGCCCGTAGGACCAGTGCCTGTAGGCCCAGTAGGCCCAGCAACCGTTGAAGCCGCCCCAGTGCTTCCTGTGGGGCCCGTAGGCCCCGTGGGGCCAGTAGGCCCAGCAACCGTAGATGCAGCGCCAGTAGAACCCGTTGGGCCTGTAGGGCCTGTAGGGCCAGTGGCACCAGTAGGGCCAGCCACAGTGGATGCTGCGCCCGTGCTACCAGTAGGGCCTGTAGGGCCATTAACGCCAGCACCACCAGTCGGCCCAGTGGGGCCTACAGGGCCTCCAGAAGGGCCTGTGGGGCCCAACCCGCCTGTTGGGCCAGTAGGGCCGGTCGGACCCGTTGGACCAGTCGGACCAGTCGGGCCAAGCGTACCAGGAGTGCCCTGAGCGCCAGCCACACCAGTGGGGCCGGTGGGACCTACAGAACCAGCACTACCAGTCGGGCCAGAATTACCTTGAGCGCCAGTCGCGCCTGTTGGCCCAGTAGCGCCAGTTAAACCAGTGTTACCCGTAGGGCCAACAATTCCGTTAGCCCCCTGCGCGCCCGTAGGGCCTGTGGCACCAGTAGGGCCAGCAGAACCTGTCGGGCCAGACTGGCCGGCAATACCTTGCGCGCCTTGGGGGCCAGTGGGGCCAGTTCGCCCAGTAGGCCCAGTAGGGCCAGCAGCACCCTGCGGCCCAGTGGCACCTTGAGGGCCAGGGTTCAATCCAGCAATCTGAGACGAAGTAACGCGAACAGAAGTGCCAGCCTGCACAGCCTCAAGCTGCTCAGTGCCATTCAAAGAAGTGGCAACAGGCAAATTCGGGATCTGAACATTCGACATTTATAGCGGCCCCGTCTTTGGTACTTCCGTATTGTTGTATGGCAGACCTGGGTCGTTATTTCCAGGGGCATTTGGATCAGTGCCGGGCCGTTGGTTCTTGCCACCCGGCGGCTCGCCAGTCTGCTGCGTCACGCGGTTCTTATCATTTTGCGTAATACGGGTATTGCCGCCAGGAACAGGAATGCCAGTCTGAGCATTCACCGTGTTCTGGCCAGAGGTAACACGAGTGCTTGTCTCAGCCGTCACAAAGTCCTGAATGCGCGGGTTCATCACCGGCATCGGATCCGCCGGCACAACAATCGCACGCAACTGCGTCTGCGCGTCATCATAACACATGCGGCATACCAGGATCCGCTTGTTGATCATCGACGCGCCGGCCCAGTCATACTGCCAGCTAAGATTGACGTGATTGTACCGAAACCCGCACCTGTCGCAGATAGCATGCGCCTGGGGGCTGGTGGCGCTGGTTCTAGCCCGGCCAGATTGAGAGGCGTAAGCCATGCAAAGCCTCCACTAGGGCCGGAAATAGCCAGACAGCATCGGGCTGATGTATTGGGCAGCAGTCTCAATATTCTGCTCAGAAGCCACGTTGTAGCTCTCGTCAGAAATGGCCTTCAGTCCCTGGGCCATCTGCGGTGCCCAAACACGAGAAAGCCGGTAAGCCAACCCGTCAGCCGCTGCCTCAAGCCAAAAATACGGGATTTCAATGTTTTGGCCGTTTGTGAAATCAGAATCTTGAACTTGGCGCGTCTTATAATAAACCAGATATTGAGCGCTGTACCCATCAGGCACAGGCCAAAGTGTAACGTTGCCGTTAATAAGACGATCCTGCCAGTAAACTGTTGGAAAGCCCCGCTGCTGCTTGTTTGGATAGCTAGAATATTCCGTTCTGCTGATCGGCAGAATGATGCGATCAATCGGCGCAGAGTTTCCATTGTCGATCCTTATGTAGGTGTCCAACATAATCACGGTGTTGGGATCGATAGAATACGTTGCCTGCCCAGCCACCAGCGGAACAGTAATCTTCTCAACAGTCCACAGGTTAACGCCGTTATTGGACCAGTTGGCCAACATCATATTCGTCGCAATCCGCGCCGACTCCATATGCTCCTGGGTCAGCGAGGTGTTGCGAATGCCAATCAGATTGTAGGCGTAGAGAACCAGTTCGCCTAGCGACGGATCGAAATCATATGTGCCGCTAGTGGTCATGGTTTACCCCTAAACGTTGGCGTCGTTTTGGATGTAGATGATATGGAACTCGCCGGTCACAGCACTACCAGCAGTGCTTGATGCTGCCCGCATTTCAATGTCCGACTTTTCCGCAATCGCCACAGCAGTGTCAAAGTGCCGGTCAAAAGACATGCCCGTTGTCATTTTGCAAGTGGACTGCACCGAAAACACACTACCAAGCGGCCTGATGTTCAATGAGCCAGTGACAATGATGTTTGCCGTGGTGTTAGCAGAAGTCCAGGTGCAAGAAGTGAGATAAGCCGTGTAGCCAGCAGGGACCGTCCAAAAGGCTTGGTCGGATGTATTATACCCCAGCGGCACCTGACCATAAATTGTCGCAGGAACGCCAGCGGTGACAGTGCCAACGCCAGCATAGAGAATGCCAGCAGCCGTGCCGCCCGAGCCAACAGTCAAAACATCCAAGCTATGAAACCGAAGGTAGCTGCCGACAGTATTCACCGCAGTCTGGCCATTCAACGACACAATCTCAGATTGTTCGTTGTAATTGGCATCAAGGCCATTTACCAAAACTGTCCTGGCGCCAGTGCCTGCTGCCGTGTCATTGGCGCTGGCGCTGGAAATCTCAAGAACAGTGGCGGAAGACGGATACGTGTAAAGCGTCGAACTGCCGCCAGACCAAATGGTTGAAAATCCCGTCCCAACATTCGTGTTAGTGCCAAACTGGAACAGCCGATTATGCCAAGAGATCTGGCCCCGAGCCACCTGAAGCTCAAAAGGCTCATAACGACCACTCTGGGTAATTGACCAAGCTGTAGTGGGCATCACGCCTTCTCCTTCTTGCGTCCAGCGCGCAGCGCAGTAACGTTATCTACCAGATTGGGCCAGGGCCTGCCAGCAGCACGAGCGCTGGCCTTGGCCGCAGTAACCTGCTTCCGGCTCATATGCTTGTCGCCAGAATCTTTCGGCGCTTCTTTTTCCCAAAAAGCTTTTTTCATCAGTTGCAATCCCACTTCCGCAGGGCCTTGTTGATCCTGCTGTTTGGATCATGCGCCGTCTTAGCGCCAGTCAAATGCTTACGCATCCCCTCCATCCGCGAACAGAAGTTATGCCGGCGAGAGGCAGCAACCTCACTATGCTGCGCTGCTTCACGTGAAACAGGCGGCTTGATGTTGTGGCCTTCGGCACGCAATGACGCTCGGCCTTTTGCATTCAGGCCACCAGAGGCGCTCTTGCCTTCCTTGCGGGTCCAGGCACCAGCCATCACAGCCTCCTTGCTTGCGAAGAAAAGATGGGGGCCGAAGCCCCCACCGGATCAGTCGATATCGACCGTATGACGGCCCTTAGCCGGCGTGCCGCTGTGGGCGCTGGAGAGAGGGCTGCTGTCAGCACCCACGCGGCCACCGGCCTTGCGGGGCTTGCGGCCCATGTGCATCTTGGCGGCCATACCAGCCACCTTGCCAACGGCCTTACCGCCACGCTTGCGCTCTTCAGCAGCCTTGGCGATCTTCGGCGCGTTAACCCGGCTTTCTGGGTTGCTGCTAAGATCCTGTTCGTACTCACGAGCGCCCATGCTGGGGGAGTCCATCCCACCACCAGAAGCGCGATTTTTACGACCCTTCATGAGGTGTCTCCTTATTGCTGAGCGTAGATGATCGTCACTTCCAAATAGCCGGCGGTGGTAGCGCCAGAAGGAGTGACAGTGACAACAACCGGTGCCGACACTGCTGCCGTAACACCGAGAACGGTTACACCAGACATCGCAGCAAGCTGCGCGGCAGTGTAAGTGATAGACGCACGGCCAGCAGTCTTGGCATTGACGCCGCTGACATACTGGGTGCCGGCAGCAGCAGTGCCAATCGTCAGCGTAGCAGACGTGGCAGAGTCAAACGCAGTCAGAACGTCAACGTTGAAGTCGATGATCTGCGCGCCAGCCGGAACGTACAAGGTAGAAGAAACGGCATTAGTCCCGTTCTTAGTAATCGACGTGGTCTGCATGAGAACCGCATAGCCCTGGTTGGGGCCATTAGTCTCACCAGACTGAAGATCACCAGACAGAACCGGGCCGCTAAAGTGGGTAGCCGCCATTTTAGCCTCCTTTTGGGTTAAAACCCCTCCCCTTTCGAGGGAGGGGCGGTTCTGTTGTTAGGTCGGAAAGCTGCCGTAGATTGCACGGAAGTTATAATATCCGAAGCTGTACCTCTCGTAGCCCTTCACCAGGAGGTTATCCGTGACGAAGTCCACCTGCATATCCGTCTCGAACTTGATGCGCTCCATGTAGGAGAGGCCATCAATGTTCGTGAGCAGGAACCAAGCGCGGCTCGACGTGAGGAAGTCGTTGACCATGTACGACTCTGGCAGGCCGCCAGCAGTCATCATAATCGCATTCACATCGTTGTCGGCAGAACCAGGACGCAGTTCAGTCTTGGTCAGGCGGATCGCAACCGGCTCAAGCTGGGGCGGAACCACCAGCTTGCGAGCGCGGGCGAACACCTTCAGGCCGGCCTGATCTTTGAAGTTTGTGCGGACGGCGATCATGCCGTTCAGCAGCGTGGCTTCGTTCAGGTCAACGTCAGTCGTCGGGCGGTTTGCCACCGTGCCACCGTCAATCGGGTGGGCCGTGGAGCAAAGAGCCTGACCGTCACCGCCGACAGCGCCGTTGTAGGTCTGAGCGGTGTTCAGGATGTTCGCGCCGTAGATTTCCTTGGTCTGATGGAAGGATTCGATCAGGCCGAGGTTCGAGGGCATGAACTGGGTCTTGTAGAGGTTGTCGTCGATGGCCTTGCGCGTAATGGCATAACCAAGAGCAATTTCAGTGTGCTCCTGATTGTACACGTAACGCTCACCAGCGCCGTTATCAAAGGCAGTCTGACCGCCTTCGGTCTTAAGCTGAGCGAGACCGAGGAAACGCATCTCAGCGGTGCGCTCCAGAGCCATCTTCGACTCATGCTTCGTAAAGATCTTGTCGTACTGAGACGGGATCATCTCGTACTTGCCTTCAACACCACGGAGACCGGGGAGCAGAAGGTCCTTAATCGCTGAAAGATTAACAGCCATAGTTCCTACTCCTTATTAGACGCCCGGAAGCGCCTTGGTGCTGACGAAGTTGAAGGCGACAATCGCCTTGGCGTAAGGACCAGTGGAAGTCCCATTCGTGCCCGGCGGGTCGGTGAGAAGCGACACAACCTTGAACGGGAACGTGGTGTCGCTCGTGCCGAGAGTGGCAAGATACGCGCCAGAGATACCGTTGGCAGTGTTGCCGGAGCCGATGTTGAAGCCAACAGCGGAGTTCACATAACCCTGATCGACAGACACGTTGCCGAACTGGGCAACGAACTTGGCATTGGGGTCATTGATGATGTAGCCCTCGACGGTGTTGCTGGAGGCGACATCGGTGCCGGGCCAATAGTTGGACCAGACGGTGCGCTTCTGCGAAACCGAGAGATACTTGCAGCCCACGAAGATGCCCGCGATCTGCG